GCAGGGGGTCTGGTGATTTTAGGGGCGGATTCTTCTAGCGCCTCTTCTACTACAATTTCTTTTTCTTCCTCGTCGGTCTTCATGTACCGCGCCAACACCAACGGGTTTGTAATCTTGCCCTTGTGCGGGCAGGTAGCGCAGGCGGTGCAGCTACTGTTGTCTTCAATCTTTACGCAGGAGTACGGCCCCTTGATTTCAGCAAGCTTCTGCTGCATCCGGTCATGGTCATAGGGGTGCAGGTCACTCAGGTATTTGTTGTACTCGTCGGCATCCTCACACTTCATTGACCACGACAACAGCCCCCGCCACAACGGCTCCATGCCATCTTCACTAGCGTGCTCGATGTAGTACTTGAGTTGACCACACCCCGTATCGTTCATGGTCTTGTCGAGCAGAAGCTTAAACTTACTTCCGTTGTTCTCGAATAGTTTGGGGGCGTTGTCTGTCTTCCGCTTGGGTGCAGTACCGGGGATGGCAAGCTCGGGAGTATCGGGTGTTCCGACTAGCTTGGACTTGATGGCCTCAGCCAGCGCATCGAAATCAAATACATCCCCGCCCTCGCTCTTGATGGTGCACGGCAGGGGGTCAGGCTTATCTTCGCTGATGTACTTGAAGTTGAACGACCCCGGCATGCGCAACACCCGCGCCGCATCACTGGTAACGCTGCGGTCAATCTTAAAGCCGTTCTCATGGCACAGCTTCTTCAGGTTGTTAGCTACGGGCAACCATTCAGCTTTAGGAACATCACGGTCAAGCGGCCAGTACAGATGAACACCACCACCCGAGTCAACGATGATGGGCGCACCAAGCTGGTCAAGCCCTGTGTCCTTAAGAAACTTCCTAGCAGCGAGGAACCCCTCACGCTTTGTTGGGTACTTGCCCGCGCCACAATCAACGTCAATAAACAACGAGCGCATGTACGCCACGTTGGCAGCGGTGCGCTGCCCATCCTTAACAAAAGACCCCAACGCAAAGTATGAGTTGAGCTTCTGCTGGACGTGCTCTTTAGAACCTTCAAGCATGTCTTCGATGGTGGCTACAAACTTGTGCCGCTTTGCTTCCGTATCAAACTCTGCCACGCAGTACTTACCCGATGAGGGCAGCACCCGCTGCAGGAACTCTACTGGTTCCATACTTGCCTCTTACAAGATATAAAGTTGCTCCGTTCCTACATCACTTCTAGAGTGTGCGTCTATTTCTTGTACTAAGGCAAAGTAGTACAGATACCTCTTGAGCATTTCTTTTTGCCACTCCACGGGCATGCCGCCCTCGGAGATGAACTGCGCGGCGTATCGGATAAATATTTAATCGACTAACCCTGAAGATTCAGATGGTTGCATATCTTTCTCCAAGCATCCTCAGAACTAGAAGATGTTTGCATTATTTCAAGCAGCCCCTGTACCACGTTCCGATATGCGGGCGTAACTTCCCCACCGTTGAACCAGTTGTATACGGTCTGCCGTGTGGCGCCGGTGCTCTTGGCAATCTTAGTTACGGGGAAGTCCAGATGAACCGCCCACCTACCCAGTTGATTGCCTAGCGTCTTCGGCGCTTCTTCAATAGCGTCTCTAACTCTTTGTGCGTATGGCATATTTTGTAGGGGGCATGCGCCCCCTCCCCTTACTCGTCGTCCCACTCGTCCACAAGAGAATCAAGACTGCCGCGCTTCTTAACAGTCGGATTCGGTTCAGCTTCCTTGCGAACCTTTGGTTCTTCCTCTTCCTCCGCAACTTCAACAGGCGGCTTAGCGGCACGCTTGGGCGGGGTACCTTCGATTACAGGTGCGGGAAGTGCGGGTGCGACTTCAGTCTTGGCGGTGTTGAACGTCATCTTGATTGCACGCACGGCATCAGGGGTCTGGCCTTGGCGCTTGATGATTTCATACTGTTCTTCACTCAGCCACGCAGCCGGACGGAACAGAAGCTTGGGCACCGCAGCCTTGGTATCAAACTTCATACGAGTAACCAGCATGTACGGGTCCCAGCCATGTGCATCCAGATACTGAGCGTAGGCACGCAGCGGGCGGGCGTCGTTTTCTTCCGGACCAAAGATAGAGGTGGCGGGCAGCGTCATCTGCAGAACATCGCCTTCCATATCATTAGCCAACACCACAGCAATACGCTGCGAGAAGCGGCAGGCGCGGCTCTCACCCTGACCGCTACCCTTGATGTTGTTCGGGCAGGTGGCGCAGTTGTCCGCTTGGGGTTCTTCAATAGAAACATCCGGCTTCTCACCATCGGCAGACCAGCAGCTAGGGGTCAGCGATACACCTTCCTCATAGCTCTTGCCGTAGAACGAGCGGCCAATCTTGGACGCAGCATTAACAATAACAACATCCAGATGACGGTCTTCAATAGCCCCGACTTCCTTGCTACCAGCAAACAGACGGAACACACCGCCCTTGATAGAGACGCGCTTAATGGCCGAGCCACCACCGCCCGCAAGAGCAGCAGCAAGACTGGAACGCGCAGCCCGCTTGGCAAACGAGGGGGCAGATACCCCTTCAAACTTAATTACTTGAGTCATGTTAAGTCCTTAACGTGTGGGTTTGCGTACCGAAATGTCGTACTCCGAATCGGAGTTGAGTCCCGGCGGTACGAGTCCGGGGTTCTCTTCAAGAAAATGTTCCATGTTCTTCTGGGCAATGCGCTTCTCCAGCAAATCCAACGCATCATGTTCAATGATGAACTCTTTGAACGAACCCCAGTCGTTGGTGCTGAAGCGCGTCTTCTTAGAAAGAATAACTGTACCCGCATCTGTACGCGCAGACGTGGTCCCCATAGAGAGCATACGCTCTTTGATAGCAAACTTAACTTCGTCCTGCTGCGCCTTGAGTGCAGCAATCTTCTCGTCGTGTTCGCGTTGGATGTCCTGAATGTTTGTCCGCATCTTCAGGTAGACGCGGGCCAGTTTATCGAGGGGGATTTCAGCGATGTCGGTTGTCATTGTACTCTCCGTATTGTTGTGTCAAAACTTTAACAGGTTTATTCGGGCTGTGCAAGTTCTTCTTCGTATAATTTGACGAGGCTTGTGTGCTCGTTCACTCGGTGCGCCAACTGCTTGAACATGCGTTTCTCAATGTCCGACCCCTGCAAGTGAATGACAGTAACTTTGTCTGATGTCTGACCCTGCCGGTCAGCCCGTGCGCAGCACTGGACGTATGTCTCTACGCTCATAACCGGACCCCAGAACACCACCGTATCGGCAGCCGTTAGTGTGACCCCATGCGCTGCTGCTTGAGGCTGGATAACCAGCACTCGGGGTGACGGAGTGGTCTGAAACTGGCTAAAAATTAATGTTCTCTTTGATGCTGAGACATCACCGTGTATCGTAGCGCAGTCAATTCCATGCCTTCCTAGGAACTTACTTATTGTATCTATGCTATGTCGGAAGTTTGCAAACACTAAGATTTTTCTTTGAGTCTCTTCGAGGACTTCCATCAGAACATTGAGGCGCGGTGCGCAGTCGAACTCAATAACCTCACCGTCGTCGGTGTATGCGGCGCCCGCCGAGATTTGCAGTAGCTTGTTCACGTTGACCGCAGCGTTCGCTGCCGTGATTACTTCGCCCGCTGCCTGCACCATCATGCGTTCCTTGAGCAGCTTGTAGTACTTGTTCTGCTGAACAGTCAGGGGAATCTCTCGCGTCTCTGTCATGACCGGCGGCAGGTCAAGGCATTGTTGTTTGGTGTACCGGATGGCGGGTTGCAGCGCCTCGAATACTTTGTCCGGTGCGTCGGCTTTGGGAATCCATTTGAACTGCGTTAGCTTGCGCATAACCAAGTCGCGCCATGCGGTCTGGAACTTAGGCACACCGGATGGGTTGACCAGCTTAGCCAAACCATACGCATCAGTCGGGGACTGACTGGCGGGGGTGCCCGTCATCATCCACAAGAAAGTCTTGGGAGAAATAAGTTTTGCTAGTGACTTCCAGCGCTTGGTTGCTGGGTTCTTGTAGGCGTTGGCTTCATCCACAATGATAAGGTCGAAGCGACCATCAGCTTTAACCTCATCCGCAATCAGGTTGAGTCCATCGTAGTTGACAATGACGAACTCGTAGTCTTGCTGGACCATCTCTATCCGGCGGGTAGCTTGCGAATGGTGCGCGACCACGGCAGTTCTATGAATGATGCTTCTGTGTAAGTCGTTCATCCATGCGCTGTGCATAAT